CGGTAAATCTTCCAGTTTCATTTTTTGACCTGCCCTTCAAGCATTATGGGGTAAATCTTCACCCCCAGCCGTCCACCAGATACTGGCTTGCCACGTACAATATTGATTTCATCAAACTGCTCGTCATCAATAAGCACTCCCGCATGCGTCAGCGCATCCAGCGGTGCTTTCAGAATATTGTCCAGGTCACGACGACGCTTATCCGGTGGCTCTGCAATAATTTTTATTGCCAGCCGTCCGGACAGGCTTAATTTCAGCCGCTGCTGGCGAACAATAAGCGCCACTGCCCGGAGATAGCGCTTTCCCTCCTCCGATATAAAATATGTGCTGCCACGGCGTCGCCAGTAAGTGTTCACCGTCGGCGGGTAAGGCAAAACAAATTCTATGCGCTCGGTCATTTATGCTTTCCACTTCAGAACACCCGAATTTCTCGCGTGCATTAAAAAACGAATCAGCAACAACAGCTGACTGCCGTGTTTCTCTTCAAAATCTTTTACCCCGGCGTGTAGTTCGTTATGGCATTTACGGCATAACGGAATAACAAACAAATCGTCAGCCTTTGTTCCCATACCTCCCAGTCCATGACCAATGATGTGATGCGGATCATCTGCCTGATTGCCACACGTCATGCATTTCTGCGTTTTTACCCAGCGCGTGTATACAGGCATCTCTTCCCGTTGTGGTTTCTGGCGCTGGAGGTACTGAGCCGGAGACTCCGGATCAACGGCGATGCTTACTAACGTCTTTTCCTGGGGGGGATTTTGTTGCTGGTGGACGTGAAGTGGCAGCGCAATATTTTTTGTGCGCTGCTTCAGTATGCTGGTGGCGGCCTGCTCTCCCGGTATGATGTCGCTCTCACGGTATACGGAGCGGATTTTTTCCGCTGGTAATCCCAGCGAACGACGCACTACTGCCTCAGGTAGTGCATCCACCACCTGATTGCAGACCGCCCACCAGGATAATTCGGCCAGCGATAACTCCCTCTCCTGCGTACTGCTTATTGCGTGACGGATGACGTCAATCATCCAGGCAACCAGATTCTGCTGAGCAAGTTGATCGAGTGATTCTGATGTCTGGTCGCGCAGCTGGTTGTCACAGTGCCAGCACAACACCATCGCGCCGGTACCGTAACGGTGAATGACGGTTTCGCTGTGATGATAATCACCGTGTGGCCACTGGCAGGATTTCACGTGACGTAATAACCAGTCAGACAGTGCACCTGCACCACCTGCTGCACGAATAACCCGCTCATCGCTGAAAAATGGCAGTAATGTTTTATCCTCTGCCAGCGGCTGGCGAACGGCAGGAACGACTCCGGACGGCAGACCGCGCATGTTTTTCGGTTCCGGTTCCACCAATATTCTGCCGTTATGGAATGCTGACATTGATTCACGGCCCGGCTTAAGGAGCACCATCCCGAGTTCCGGTACCAGAACAGGTCGAAGTAATACCCGCACGTTACCTCCAGATACGCTGCTGGAATGTGCGGGACGGACGCGGTGGGCGTTCGGAATAAGGGAGCCTGACGGAGATTATCCAGTGACGACGATCGAAGCTGAGATCTTTCTGAAACTCGTAACCACGTCTGCGGTAGCACTGGATCAGCCATTCGGCCTGTTCTTCAGTGCATGGGTCATGCTGGAACCAGTCAGATTTGAATGCATGAGAACGCCGCCCGTGCCTGCTGGCAGGGGCGGCGGAGTTATCCGAATTGTGTAATTTGGTATCTTGCGCCATCGGTTGTCTCTGCTGGCGCAGCAGGTGCCAGTTGTTCAGGCTGGCGTGCGGCAATATTGTCTCTGATTTCTGTTGTCGTCAACAGGCAGCGTGCTATCATCGAATAGTGTTCTATCCTACTCCGTGAGGTTTACCATGCGTACAACCCAACAATTCAGCATTACATTAACTAACGAGATGGCTGACATGGTGCGCGCCCGTGTGGCTTCCGGCGCCTATGCTTCAGAAAGCGAGGTCATTCGTGAAGGGCTTCGCGCACTGAATGAGCGCGATAAAGCAATCGAAGCGTGGTTAACGCATTCAGCCGCCCCCTCTCTTGATTCTATCCGCGAAAACCCAAACAACGGACGCTCCATTTCACAGGTTCGCGTCGCGATTCGATCCGGGAAGTAATCTGCATGACATATGAAGTCATCATTACTCCTGAGGCCGAACAACAAATAATCAACCTGCACAGATATATAACGGAGAAAGCAGGGAACATCATTGCTGACAATTATGCCAATGCGCTTCTTGATTATCTTGATGGGTTTTCTACATTCCCGCATCGGGGCAATAAACGCGATGATATTCGCCAGGGGATGCGGGTAACTCATTTCCGCCACAGAACGATTATTGCTTTTGCCGTTGATGGCAGAAAAGTCTTTATTGTCGGTATCTATCATGGTGGGCAAAGTTATGAAACCGATTTCTTATAAACTTTTACCCACATCATTCCGGTGTTAGAATAAACCGTCTGCCCCTCTCTTACTGCGGATTCGTAGGCTATATAAATCAAAGATCCCGGCTCATGTTTGTGGCGGGATCTTTTTTCGGCGATTTATCCCCAGCGGCAAATCGAATACACCACCAGCGCCACCGCCATTGCAATACCAACATTTGAGAAGGCCTCAGGCCAGCTCATTGGCGCACCTCCTGCGGCGGTTCTGGTAGCGGCATCCAGTGTGATGGTATCCACGACGCACCAGGTACTACCCACCCATCATTAGCGTCAGGATGCCCCGGGATGTAAGTCGCCCATTTCATTCGCCAGTCACCTTTCCTGTCAAACTCCCTGGCAACAAGAACGGCTGTTTTGGTATCCGGCATTCGCTCACTACAGCTTATCCAACCATCCGGAGTTACCGGCACTGGCTTGGCGGTATAAAGCGGTGTTATATCTGCCCGAAAATTACATGCTTTATGCAGCCGCACCCACCGTTCGACTTCTGCTTTGTCAGAATACATACCAGTGAACGTGTTATATTCACGGTCAATTTGCGTGAATGTTACCTTCCACGCCACCGGCTCTGCTTCCAGAGATGCCAGTGCGATACGCAGGGAAGCCAGGATATTCCCCTGGTAATCATCAAGCCCGAAAGGAAGCTCATCACGAACGCTTTCATAATCGTTGATAGCCTGCTGCAGCCATTCTCTTGTGATAGTGCTCATGATTCCTCTCCTTTACCGGCTGCGGCGGCGATACGAAAAAGTTTAATGTCGCCGCTGTCTGAGTTCTGCTTACTCCAGATAAGTGACGTTTCTCGCCCGCGCTCGTTGATATGCATGAGATTTCTTTCGTCTGTAAAGCAGGCAGGGATGAAAGCTACAGGGAGTGGATAGAGGGCAACTGCATCATCACCCCATTGCTCAACTGCATATTTCTCATCGGTTGTGAACCTCGACATGAATGATGTGACGTTAGCATTCCTCATCCATGCAACTGGCTTAACGTCCCGCGCCTGCAGCTCAGCAATCCGCTTCTCTGCTGCTTCCAGCTCAACACGCAGCTTCCCTACCGTTAGCGCAATATCCTCGTTCTCCTGGTCGCGGCGTTTGATGTATTGCTGGTTTCTTTCCCGTTCATCCAGCAGCGCCAGCACGGTAGCTGGATTGGCTGCGGCGATGAATTCAGCATTGGCCTGCTGTTCCATTTGGAAATCTTCATCGAAACCGCTTTCAGGATGCGCTCCTTCAATTCTGCAAATGGGAATATATCCAGCAACTTCACGATGAATTAGCGCATCATCACCATCAAATCGTCCCTCTCCATATTCGAGCGACCACTCGCCACACGTTGCTTTTTCTGCCTTAGCACGCAATGCCTGATAGTCAATCTTGCTCACTGGTTGCCTCCTTTGCGAAGCTCAGCGGCGAAGGCTACTGCGTGATCATGATGTTCAAGTGTGTATGCACACTCCGCAAACATCTCCACGCCCTGCGCTCGTACTTCAGCCAGGAAAGCATCGGTGGCAGGCATATTTCCTGTTGCCTTCATGGCCTCCAAAATAACCAGAACGCCATCTCTCCCAACCTCCTCGCAGATAACCTCGGTGTTGTCGCCAACAACATCGCAGAATGCCTGAACTGCTTTACGAGCAAGTGCATTCTCCGCCGCCAGCGCCACAAGATTAGCTTCCAGCTCTGCAATACGTTTGCTTTGGGCTTCCCGTTCATCCAGCAGTGCCTGTACTACTTCAGGGTTGAAAGCTGCAATAAATTCTGCGTTGTTCTCTGCATTTTTCTGGTCATCAAAGCCAGGCCATTTGATAATGTCTCCGCAACGTTCATCCCCCGGCGTATGCACCGCATATGTATCAGTGCCCGGCGAAATGAATGCGACCCATTCGCCCTGGGTTGCCAGTTTTGCTATCTCACGTAGCGTCTGATAATTAATTTTTCTCACTGGTTGCCTCCTGGAAAATAACCGCATGTCCCAGTTTCTCCGCCAGTGCCAGTTCTGCCTTAGCGCCTGCCGACCGCTGCCAGCCTTTCAGCATGTAAATCGCATCCACGCAGCGTATCATCGCCATGCAAATATCCATGTAGTGTGGCTGTGTCAGTCCGTCCGGAAGTACTGCCGGGTTTAAAACGGTATGCCCTTCCCGTTTCAGTGCTTCTTCCGCCCTGTGAAACGCCTCACGGTTGAAATTTTCATATCCCGTCATCGGACCGGCGATATAAATTCTCACCCTCACGCCTGAACCCTCCTGTCGAAATAAACGTAGTTATTCACTGCGCCCAACTTCATCCCAAACTTTTCGGCAATTTCCCGTCGGGGTACGCCACGCTGATGCAGTTGCCGCGCCAGCTCAATATCACGCTGTGAACATTTGGCTGACTGGTGATAATCACCCCGTAACATCATGCAGATACCCAGTTCCCGCGCTTTCGTCCTGACGGCAGCCCCACTACGGCCAATCAGACTGCCGATGCTTTCGACTGTCATCGTTCCCGCACACTGCCGGAGTATCATAATTTCCGCCCAGCGCCACTTCTTCCAGCCACTCACCGCAGCAGCTCTCTGGTGGCGGTAATATCCCGGAGAATATCCCTGTGTTTGTTCAGTTCCCGCAGCGCGGCACAGACTCGCTCCCACTTCTGAACATCACTTTTCGCCCTGCGCAGCGCCAGGTTTGCCCTGCACAGGGACAGAAAAATCAGCTCATCTGCTTGCGTTTCGGTAAACGATGGCAACGACTGCACAATGTCCGCCACTGTTTCTGTTTTAATATCTTCCTGTGTTGCAGATTCCTGTACTGGTAACGCAACACCTGCTGGCTGAGGAAAGGCCTTACCATCATTTTCCGTTACCGGCACGGCTTTCGGCTCTGCTGGTAAATTATCGCCCGGCATGCAGTAACGAAATTTACCGTTCTGATTTACGCGTGCCAGGCGTCCCGTTGCGGTTACCACCGCCAACGTGGAAGCAACCTTGCGAATGCTAACACCGAACTTATCCGCCAGTTCCTCACACGTTTTAGCCCCCTCCTGACCGATAAACTCAATCATCATGTCTGCGGTAACTTTTTGTTCGACCTCCCCGGTCAGCACATCCGGTACTTCAGACTGTTCTGGCTGCTCTTCGGTTACCCCGGATTCACCTTCGCCAGCCAGAAACCAGATGTGACCCGCTTTATCAACAACGCCATTTCTTTTGAGTTCCCACAGTTCGTTGAGAACCTCTTCACGACTGATATCAAGCCGCTCAGCCAGTCCAACAGAGCTGGCTTTTCCCATTGCTTTCAGTGCGTCAAAAACGGTTTCCATTAAAATTTCCTCCTACAAAATCGCTTCTCAGATTCAAATAAAACCAGCTGCCTTCCGGCGTTCGTATTCCTGTTTCAGCCATTCAATTGGCGTTGGCCCTTTCGGGTGTTTCGCCCCTTCCAGTTGTCGTCGCACTGGCGGAACACTCATCCCGTTACCAACATGCTTTGCCCATTTCGTCAGTTGCCGTTCCGCAAGTCGTTTTAACTCACCCTGCGTCATCTGGCGCTCAATCCCTCTGGTACGCATTTCGAGGCAGATGTGGTACAGCACAGGCTGTGGCCACGGGTATTTATCACTCCCGTCGTATCGCCAGGATTCATTGCGCCAGCGCCGGTACTCTTCCATCACGGCATCCACCGTAAGACCAAATGGATTTGCCCCACTCTCCGAAATCAGCGCAACAAACTCAGCCAGGTCCGGTGGCCACGTTTCACCCGCCCGGCAGCGGTCCATGCACTGACGACAGACCTGCCGGATTTGCTGTTCAGTCATCGCACCAATCTGGGCAATCCAGAGCTTCGAAGGTGCGGCCCCGTTCTTCTGAGTCCAGCGGTTCGAATACACCTCCCCCATAAGCTCCCACAGCTTCCAGGCCGTTTCCGTTGCTGATAAATCCGTTGTCACGTTCCCACTGTTCGCGTGCTGCCCGGATTTCCTGAACTGCCCGTGATGCCGTGCCACCTGATGCTGCATGGCTTACCCCCTTGCTGACTGGTTTTACCTGTGCCCAGACGTGCTGCACGTGACGGGCAAATTTCTGCTCCCACTGAACCTGCGTGAAAACCTTCCCCTCT